TAATATATTATGAAAAACTTTTTAGCAGGTTTATGGATGCTTCTAATACTATTTAGTATTGGATGTGCTGGTACTCTGTTTTATACAGGGTATAACATGTGGGGAGTAGTTGCTGCGGTTGTGACGGTAACTAATCTTGTGGCCTTTTTTGCCAACAAGAAACTTCCTACACTTAACAACATAACCGATTAAAAAGCAGAGAAAGTGTCTTATACTTATATAGGACACTTTCTTTTTTAGTATATTATGTCCGGATAATATTATGACTAAAGAAGAATTAACCGAAGATATTATAAGAAAATTGGGATTACTCTCTTTTCTTATAAATGAAGTAGCTGCCAGCCTAAAGTATTCTTCCCCCACGTCAAATGTCCAGATAGCAGAAGATTTCTACAAAAGTTCTCTGAAAAAATATGCTGGTAGGGGTTTTCTAAGGAATTTGGTATTTGCAATGGGGATCATTTGTTGGGAAGAGGCTATAATTGAATATGAAAATAATTGGGACTCAAGAGCTCATGAACTATCATCAGAATCTCCTGGTTTTATTACCATGAATGGAGAAATATATAGACTCTGGGATACATACAGGGGTAACGTAAGTTTTATTACAGGCACCTGGACAACTATCAAGGCAAAGCATTAATTACAAAGGTCTCTTAGTTCAAGGGATAGAACAGGGGTCTTCTAAACCTCTAATTCCAGTTCGAGTCTGGAAGAGACCACCTAACCATAATTTTTTAATTTTAGAGATATGAAAATAAAAGTAGGAGACACTGCAAAGGTTCATTTAACAAGTGGGAGGATATTGACTAAGGTAGTAGAGGATAGTCAGGAGATTACGCACTGGAAATTTACTTATAGAGGAGTAGTTATAGCCGCAGAGGATGGATATAAGCTTGAAACCATTAAAGTCTATCTTAATGAAGATGGATCTATAAATAAAATTTCTGCAGTAACTAAAGTTGGCATCTCTAAAATAGAATATCCTGAAGCTCAGAAACGTGAAGAAGAAGCTCAATCCTCAGAGTCATCAGTAGTATCCAGTTCTTCTCTCTTTGAGAAAGGTTTGAGAGAGATGGGATTATGGGGAGTAGTATGGAACTATATTAAAAAACAACAAATACTTTCTATTAACTCAGAGGAAGAATTTAAAAAAATCTGTGAAAAGAATGATAGTCCCTCTCTAATCAGAAGGATTCTCTCATATTCAAATACTGAGGAAGGTAAGGGTGTATGGGAATTAGTAGAAAAAGAACTGAAAAACTTTTATAAAAAATCATAAGATGAGAATGTACTGGACACAAGAGAGGAAAGAAAAAGTTCTAGCAATTCTAAAAACATACAAAGATGATTCTTCCAGGGGTAGAATGGGCAGACTCTTTAAAAAAGTCTGGCCTGATTCAGCACCCACAACTGCTTATATGAGGTGGAGAAATCCTGTTTGGGAGAAGACTCTTAAAGAAAAGGGCTTCTCTAACTTTATAATAAATCCGAATCCTGGCTACTTTGCCAATCTTTGTAAGCAACCGAATATTTTGAAGGAAATTTTCCAGGAAATCATGAAATTTCCTCATAATTTACAGGCAGGATTTGAAAGTGCTGCTAAGTTATTGCAAAGATCTGGCATGCCTGTAACTTATCATTCAATACGTAAATCTTGGTATGATAAAGAAAGTAAATTATACCAATATAGAATGAAAGATGCAGATGACGTCGTAACCGCTGGGGGTCATGTAGTACTTTTCCACTACAAAGTACTCCGCAGAAACAATAAAAGAGAAATTCCTGATTCTGAACATCTTCTTGAATCTTAGAGTAAGTATTATTAGATTAATATATACCTAGAATATCTAGGTATATAAGCCCAAGTGGTGGAATTAGGTAGACACGTCAGATTTAGGATCTGATGCAGAGATGCGTGCAGGTTCAAGTCCTGTCTTGGGTACTATAAAACTAACTACAGCAATAAGAGGGAGAGGGGTAAAATCCTTCCTTATTTATAAGTAATCAATCCCTTTTATTATATGAAAAAGCTATCAGACTGGAAAGGTAATTACCTTTGTGCTTTAAATTCCAAACTTACTAGACTATCAGATTCTTATGTGCGTGAAGAACCTGATATGTTTTGTATAGTTAAGGTAGAAGCTGATAAAGTAATCTTTCCAGATGAAACTTCCAAAGATTTAATGTCATTTATTACTGAGACAGTAAGAACTAAAAAATGCTTAAAGGAAGTTTTAGAAAGCTTCATCAAGAATGATCCTAGCTTGTTGAAGTTTTGTAAGCAACATAGATTAGGATATGTTGCCCCTATTAAAGATGGAGAACCCAAGGTATTTCCTAAATTTAACCAATCTCAGATGGAGAAGAACTTTATTTTTAAAATTCTGATTCAAAAAAAGGATCATAAAAATCTTCAGGAGTTTAAGAGGCAACTAAAGAAGAAAAAATAATACATTATGTTTAGAGTAAAAAATTTAGGAGAGAAAGTTCTATTATCAGTAGGAATATTTCTTATGACAATAGGGCTACTTGGGATAATAAGTGGTTGCTATGAACTTTCCACAGAAGAGAAAACGGATGATATAGAATTGTATCATCACAAAGACAACCTCTCTCAAACAATGTATGACTCTGTTCTAAACTTTAACTACCAGATTCGTGTACAGCATCCTCTAGTTGTAACAGCCCAGGCTATTTTAGAGACTGGAAACTTTACTAGTAAAGTCTTCAAAGAGAATAATAATCTCTATGGAATGACCCTAGCAAAATCCAGACCTACTTTAGCTATTGGAGTTAGGAACGGATATGCTGTATATAGGACCTGGCAGGAGAGTGCTATAGATTATGCGTTGTGGCAAAGTTCTTTTGCAAGGAATCTATCTGAAGAAGACTACTATTTAATTTTAAAGCGTTTATATGCTGAGGACAAAGAGTATGTCAATAAAGTCAAAAATGTGTTGAAGTGACTAAACAAGCCTTACAAGATGAGGCTGTAAAACTAGCCCTGTCTTATAAGAATTTATTATTATCATGGTGTACAGGGTGTGGAAAAACCTTTGGATTTATACAAGCTCAAGAAGCTTTAAAATCTAAGAAAACTTTGATCGTTGTTGCTGAAATTGCTCATATACAAGGGTGGAAAGATGAGTATTATAAGCACAGGAAAGAATATCTACTGAGATCTACCACCATTATCTGTTATGCTTCATTGCATAAATATGTTAATGAGTCCTATGATCTTATAGGCTTAGATGAGGCTCATAGAATTACTGATACGAGAGCAGACTATCTTAGGACTATAGAAGTATCTAATGTAATTGCATTAACAGCCACTATTGGATGGGATAATTTAGATATACTAGAAGGAATATGGGGTAGATTTTATGAATTCAAAGTTACCTTAGAACAAGCCATTGAGTGGGGCATTATTCCTAAACCTGCTATACATCTTATCCCTATGAAACTAGATGATCTCGAACGCACAGAGATTGTCTGGTTTAGTAGGGGTAAAAGAACTCAATTGGGTATTTGTCAATATCCTGCTAGATGGGGATACCTAACCAATAAGAAAAAGTATCCTAATTTACACTTAGAGATTAGATGTACACCTCTAGAGAAATATGAGTATCTTTCTAGCCAGATGAATTATTTATCAAGGAGATATCAAAACTCAATGTCTGAGTTTGATAGAATTCAATGGCTTAGGGCTGGATCTGATCGTAAAAGATTCCTTACTTCTCTTAAGACTAATATGGCTCATAAGTATGTTTCAGATCTTTTTGAACAGAAGAAAAGATTTATTTGCTTTTGTGGATCTATAGATCAGGCAAACATATTAGGAGGAAAGAATGTATTACATTCTAAAACTGATGATCCTCAACGGGTAATTGATAATTTTAATAGTAAAAAGATCAATTCTCTTTTTGTAGTTAATATGTTACAAGAAGGAGCTAACTTAGTTGATATTGATGCTGGAGTTATAATTCAGCTTGATAGTATTGAAAGATCTTTTATTCAAAAGACTGGTCGTACATTAAGGAGTAAGTATCATCCAGAAGTCTATATACTCTACTTTGAAAATACAAGGGATGAAGAATATGTAAGAAAGTCTATTCAAGATATTAATCCTGAGTATATAAATAAATTGCCTTATGATAATCCAAATTGATGAAGGGGTCCTGGACAAGTATAATCTTACTCATCCTCAATTTTTTCTGTTGGCAATGAGTAAGTTTAATTATACCCAAGAGGATATAGATGAACTTATTGAGAGAGGCTTCATAGGTGATACCTATCAACCTGATATGGCAGCTAATGCCTATTTTGCTACTGAAGCTGGCCTTGAAGCTATTAGAGGAATTCTGTCAGAATCTATTAAGCTCACAAAAGAGGAAAAGGACTCCTTAAATGATTTAGCCTCTCAAATGGCAGAACTGTTTCCAAAAGGTAAAAAAAGTAATACTACTAAGTATTGGAGAGGAAACTCTGGCCTTGTGAAACAGAAGCTTAAAATTTTCTTCAAGAAATATGGTCATTTCTCAAACGAAGTTATTCTAGAAGCTACTAAGAAATATATAGAAAGCTTTGGAGATAATTTGACTTTGATGAGAATTTTGCCATACTTTATTGAAAAAAACAATGAATCAGAATTGTTGACTACAATTGAAAATCTAGAAGATGTAGCTCCTAACAATGATGATTGGATTCATACTATGGTATAAGTGGAATTATTTAATAGAGTTTTTAACGATTTAGTTGATAGAAAGCATAGGATTGATAATGGCCTAATCAACAGCATTCCATTTAATTTACCAAGATTCTCAAGTGTATTGCCTGGCATTGAACAAGGCACTTATACATTAGTAACAGCAAACACTAAAGTTGGCAAAAGTCAACTAACAGATTGGTTGTATGTATTTACACCATTCTTTTATGCTTTTAATCATAGAGAACAAGTAAGAATCAAGATATTTTATTTTACTCTAGAGATGTCAAAGGAGCAAAAATATAGACAATTTATGTCTCATCTGCTTTATATATTAAGTAGAGGGAAAATAAGAATAGCTCCTAAAGATTTGAGAAGCACTAATGCTAGTTATCCAATTCCAGAGGAAGTATTAGAGATTCTATCTAGTGATGAATATAAACCTTATTTTGAATTCTTTGAAGAGTGTGTAGAATTTATTGATAGTATTAGAAACCCAACGGGTATATTCAAATTTGCTAGAGAATATGCTCAAAATCATGGAACTCAACATACTAAAACAATAGATTTTATAGACAATAACACTAAGGAAACTACTCCTACTGTAGTAGATGATTATTACGAGCCAGATGACCCAGATGAGTATAAAATACTTATTGTAGATCATTTAAGCTTAATCAGTACCGAAGCTGATTGTAATACACTACATGCAGCTATGAGTAAGTTATCATCTAAGTATTTTGTACAGCTAAGAAATAAATACAAATATACCATCGTAGCTGTACAACAGCAACAAGCATCCCAAGAGGGCAATGAAAACTTTAAGTTAGATAAATTAAGGCCAACTACTGATGGTCTTGGTGATAATAAACTAACTGGAAGGGATTGTGACCTAGCTTTGGGATTATATGCTCCATATAGATATGGCAAAATAGATCATGGTAAATATGATATAACTAAGTTCAGGGATAATATCAGATTTATGGAGCTTATGGTGGGAAGAGAAGGTGGAGGTAATGCTGAATGTCCTCTTTACTTTGATGGAGCAGTAAATTACTTTAGTGAGCTGCCAGAATATGACAATAAAGAAGCACTAGAGCAATATTATAAGCTTATTAGAAGCAATGCTTCTCATCCCGAACCAAAAATATCTCTATTGTTAACCATTAAGCAACACAATAGAGGATTATTAAAAAAACTATTTAAGCATGTCTAGAATTTTAGGTCTAGCTCCTTCTGGCTTTGGAAAATCTACTGGTATTAAGGGTATTCCTGAACTGGGTCACAAAGGACTAGATCCAAAAACCACTTTTGTTATAAGTGTTTTAGGTAAACCTCTGCCTTGGAGAGGGAGTCAGAAAGATTATGTAGTTACTGACTATAAAAAACCAACTGCAGGTAATAGGATTATTAGCAATGATCCTGATGTGGTAGCAACTATCTTAACTCAGTTAGCTAGCCCAGAATGCCCATATAAAACTATAGTAATAGATGATTTTAATTATCTAATGCAAGATTACTATATGGCTAATGCTCTTAAAGGTGGTTGGGATACACCTAAAAAGATTGGAGCCTTTATGGGTAGAATATTTGATGCTATAGATTTGTATCAAGATCCAAATCCCAAGAATATTATTGTCTTAGCTCATGGTGAGGAAGTAGTTAAACCTGATAATAGAGTATATGTTAAATTAAAAACCACAGGGAAAATGGTAGATGAATATGTCACCCCTGAAGGTAAATTTGATATTACTATTATTGGTAAATCTAGGTTTGATGCCTCTAGTAAAACAGTAGTTAAAGAATACCTAACTAATGAGGATGAATTTACTAGCTCAGCAAAGAGTCCTTATGGTATGTTTAATTCATTATATGTTCCTAATGATTTGGGATATATAGTAGAAACTGCTGATGAGTATTATAAAGGATAATAAATAA